AACGTTTGGAACAGTGACACGTATACTTACAGACCCCAAGACCTCCCACGATTTCGCAACTGTTCGATGCGTATCGAAAGATGCATCAAAATCAGTCGTTGAAGAAGATTACGAATTGGATGAGTTAGAAGCAGTACCTGCCCGCTCGGTTCCTCGTCCCGGCATTCCTATTTTTGGAGGAATGGCGAATAATGACATAAAGGTAAGGCTTCGCGCTGAGCGTAAAGAAGCAGTGGCGTCCAAACCTTTGGGCCGCGCAGCGTTTGGAGACGAAGGTACAGTCGTGGACATCCAGCCGGAAGATAAAGATAACTTACAGGTTTTGATCGTGTGCAACGGCAAGAACCCCGAAGAGCTTACAAAGGAATGGTACGAGCCTGAAGATTTGGAAGTTGCCGAGCCTGATGATACAGAAGGCGAACCAGTGTTTGGAGGTCGAGTGACAGTAGGATCTTTAGTTCGGGTACGCCAGTCAGCGCGTGGCAAAAAATGTTTAGGGACTATGGAAGTTGGAGACATCGGAGCGGTAAAAGGAATTGATCCAAATGCCGGAGAGAACTTGAAAATCAATGTCACATGTGGACGCTCAATGAACGCCAAGAAGAGTGAATGGTATGATCCGCGCGATCTCGAACTGTTTTTTGCGACTGAAGAAGCTGGAACGCCATTAGCCCAAGCTCAGTCGGAATTGTTGGAAGCTCAGCGTAAACTGAACGATCTGAAATCGCGTCAGGAAGCCCCGACATCCAAATCAATTCAGGAACAGGAAGTTGCCGAAGAGGCCGTAAAGAAAGCACAGGAGAAAGTCGATATCCTAACTGGTCAGACTCTTGATATGACAAAGGCTACGGAAGTGTACAAGAACACAAAAGAGAAATTGGAATCTGCGCTGAAACTCAAACGGGATACAGAAGAGTTACGTCTCAAAGCCGCCAAGCAAACCACATGCCAACAGGATCCAGAGCGAGCTGACACGTACAGTTTCAAAGCGCAACAGATTGTGAATGGATGGAACGAGAGAATGGAAATACTCGAACCATCGTTTGATGACTTAAAACCTATTCAGGGAAGCGAAAATTTCAAGAGTGTATGGCGAACCTTGTCACAGCACTTCAAGAATCTGAACTCGATTACTCCTCCCAACGAAGAAACTAGAGACGCATTTCGTCTAGTACTTGAACGCCGCATCTCCCTCAATAATTTCATTAGGCGGCCTGATCGTACATCTGAATCTAACTTTATAGGACTGGATGACGCATTGCGTGACGTTTCAGAAGCGACGACAAGATATGACCAAATTCCAACTGCCAATAATCCTTACAAGTCGGCTTTAGAGACCATAGATAAGGACATTCAAAAACTGCAGGAAATTTCATCAGATATTATGTCACACGCATACTCTGGAGACACAGCTACTGAAAAATTACTTACACGCATTCAAAAGCTCAAAACTGATATTGACGGAAAGTACGGATCAGCTCTCACAGAACTTCTGTTGTACACGGCTGATTATTTCCGAGCGTTCAAATCTGAAGCCGTTGCACAGCATAAGTATCGTACTCTAAAGGAAAAGTACGAGGCATCGGTTAGAAAAGGAAGAGAGAATACACAACAGTCAGTCATTGATTCGGAAACTTTACTACGTCAATCGATTGACGAGCTTCAAAGGTATTTAAGTTCTAAGATGGAAACTGTGAAGGCGCGAAAGAAGGAAGCAATTAAGAGCTCGGAGGTTGCATGTTTACTGATTTCGCAGGAGACGATTGAACAAATGAAAAATAAAGTGGAAAAGGCTGTGAAAGACAAGTGTAATATTTTGGAAGATGCTGAACGTATTATGGTAGGTATTGACGAACTCATTACAACACGTCAGCGCGCATTTTTGGCGGCACGAATCGCGTTAGATCCTGCGATGGTTGATGACCCAGCGAAGGCTGCATTTGAGATTAGTTTGGATGGAGATTATGCTGGACGCATTGATTCACTTACCGCGGCTTTAACCAAACTACAATCTAGCCCTAAACTTCCAAATCTTCAGAAATTGGTAGACTTATGTGGAAAGTATACTGGCGACAAGATTTTGGATGAAGTCAAGGAGTATATTGCTAAACACACACTTGGAAGGGTAAGAAACGTAGTGGGAGGTGGACCTGTTGAGGACGCGGAGGCGGTAAATGCTCAAGCTAGACTAGATGCTGCGAACGAGAGGTTAAGAAATGTAACATCTCAAAATGTAGGAATGGCGGAGGGAAGGGCAATGGCGGCAGCGGCAGAGCAGGATCGGCTGGCGGCTGAGCAAAGGGCAATGGATGCGGCGGCAGCAGAAGAACAGCGGGCAGCGGAGCAGGCACGGTTGAAAGCGACAAGGCTGCGGCAGAGGTTGGGGCAGAGGAACCAAGCTGTTTCTAGTCCACGAACAACACGACGCATAGGAGTCTCAACACGCACCGCTCTAGTTCCTGAACCACCAGCTCCTGAACCACCAGCTCCTGAACCACCAGCTCCTGAACCACCAGCTCCTGAACCATCAGCACCAGCACCAGATGCCACTCCAGTACAATTACCGGATCCCGAACTATCTCCAACGCCTACGACGCCATCAAGGTTAAAGCGCGGTACAAATTTCCGCGAAAGCGTTCCGAAACCAAAACTTACAGTGACACCGTATCGACCAATACTAACTTTATCAGAGTCAGCAGCAAAGGTAAGAGCATTGGGAGAAAAGTTGGCGAACGATCAGATCTTGCGTCTGAAACCGCGTACATCTGGGCGAAATGTCATCTTACAGCTCGCTCAAGATTTAACAACAAACGGAGATACACAGGTCCAGCCTATTTTAGACGAACGCGTATCGTTCCAGTTCGCGTTATCAAATATGAACAATGTAGATACCAAGGTCGGAGGAGCGGTGGATGTATATGAGACAGAAATGTCGAAGGTTAAGACGTGTATGGCCACGCGCAAAGCTTCGGCTATTGAGCAGTACGACAAGGAACTTGAAGAACTACAGAAACAGAAGAGGGAACTCATGAACACTAAGACGTTTGACGTCCAGAAGCAACAGCAGCAGGGACAGCAGGGTAACAATGCTGACTATTTAAACAGGATGAAACAGAAGACTCCTGAACAACTAAACATAGAAATTGATGATTTGCAAGGCCGGAAACGTTTGATAAGACCAGAGCCGGGAAAAGGGCTTAATGAAAATCAAAAAAGAAGACTGGCAGACATTGACTCTAAAATAAAGTTAGTCAGCAATCTATTAAATCCTCAAAACCAACAGCAGACGCCAACAAGTTCAACTGGTGGACAGCGCCGCAGGTTCACGGTGCGCCAGCCGCGTCGGTTTCACGGGTACTGATTTTTAACTCTTTCAGAAGGTCTAAAATATATTTGTTCGATTTATCAGAAACTAAAACACACACGTCTTCTTTGCGACACGCTAGAAGAAGACGTATGACTTCGTACTGTTCCTGAGTTTTCAGTGCGTCGATCTGAATATCGAGAGGCACATTTTTGTATATTAAATGTTCGCGTATGAGATCCATTATTAGAATGAATTGAGTTTCTGTGAATACGGGTTCTGGTTGAACGCCGTAAGAATCTCGGAACCGTTGCGCTCAGTGTACACATCCTGCTTGAGCGGGGCGTTGAACGTGTAAGAACCCAGATGCTGAGCTGTAGCGTTCGTGCTGACCATTCCAGAGTTGAAGCGCGCAGCATCCGACAGAACTGTTTCGTCTTTATTGGTCTGAGCCGAGTACATATCAGCACCAATGGACTGACCAGTTCCAGATGCGGCGCCAGCAGGTCCAGGGCGTCCCTCAGTCGTCAGCTTCATGAACTCCTGATACGGCTCCGTGAATGCGCGGACGTACGACGCCACAACACCGGCCATATTTCCACCCGCACTGAAGTATTCCTTGGACGTAGACTCGCGCGCCTGAGTCTTCATGATCTGCTCAGGGTAGTATCGCGTAGCTGTCTGCGCACCTACCGCCGTATTCACACGATCCATTCCGTATACAGCAAAACGATCAGGGCGGTTCTTGTTCACGTCGGCTTGAATTCCAGGCTGGGTCACCGCACTTGATCCGGGGATGACTGGAGGCTCGTATGACAGCTTGGGTTTGGTCACAACACGAACTTCATCAGTGGTACGAGGTAGCGCGTACTCGCGGTACTGATCCTGCTGGAATCCTCCTTTGGGGATATTCGTGTACCCATCGTTAGCACCCGGTCCGACATGTACCTGATCAATAGGGAACGTATTATTCATGTGCTGACCCGTGACCATGCGCGACTGCATGAAATCTGACTCATTCTGGTTTCCGAACGGGTTGCCTGTTGCGGGCTTGGCGTCAAAAAATGACTTGACCTCAGACTTCTGGAAATACTCCTTTCCAGCACCAGTGTGAGAATCCAGAATGCCGTTCGTGGCTCCGGAGTACATGCTCTGAGTCTTATTCGCACCAAAGTACGGTACCTCGTTATTATGACCCTTGTTCGTCATATCAGCTTCCATTCCGTCGTCGATATTTTCGGTCGGCCGAGGCGTGAAGTTTTCAATTGGTCCTCCGGAAGACATCTGTCCCTGCTTTTTGGGTTGGTCGACGGCGAGTAGATATCCTACTGCCCCCAGTCCCAAGAGAAGGGCAACTTCAATCATCTTTGTTAATCTGACCGCTTTTTCTTTTCTATTTTTACAGCCTCTGATTTTTTGGGGAAGATCGCATGTTCCTGAGGTTTATGATGTAACCAGTCCATCCGACGATGGGTCTGGTCAGTTTCCGTAGATGGTTTCGGAAATGTCACAGGAGAAAAAGGTAAATCCGACTCTCCAGGAACGTAGACCTTGCGGTTAATAGGATTATCTAAAGCGTAATTGCTCATTTGTAGAACTCTAACAATTGTTTTCAGCCATGCGTTTAGCTGATATATTTTCAACAGCTTTAAGATGCGGTTTTCTAGAATAATGACGTAAGAAATGGGATTTAGAATTTTGTTTAGGAGAATAACCACATATATCGCAATGACGTATAGGAGTATTCTGTTGGCGTTCTAAATTACGTTGCTGTAATTTTATCATATTTTCTTCATATTGAGCTTTACCTTCTGGAGTTTCTCTCCATTTCCAATATGACTCTCTTCTTCGTTCTATTTCTTTTTTACCGTCTTCTGTTTCAAGAAATGATAATTGAGAAATACTTGCTTTTTTCCTTGATTCATCGGTTCTATGAGCATCAGTAAGCTGAGTATCACGTCTCTTCTTAAATTCTGGGTCTTCCAAAAGATTTTTAGCTTTAATAGAAATTTTCTCTCGTGATTCTTCAGATAGCTTATAATCACTGTCTCCTCCCGAAGTCAAATTATATCCATTAGGTGGAGGATACGTATTATATAACTGAATATACTTCTTCTCATACATATTCATATGATCATTATTACACTCAATTAATAATTCAAATACAAAGTTATTAATACCATACTTATTCATTGCGTTATACAGTGGAGTATTATGATCTTTAATGTTATTTACATGATCTCTCCATCTTCTTTTGTAATTAGTTGTTTGTCCTATATAACATTTTTCTTCGTGAAGCTTACAATAGATTCTATAAATATAACCCATTGTAATTAACACCTAACTTGATTAACGAAAATAATTCGTTTTATAAATAATTTGTTTACTTGTGAGCAGAAAGATTCCATCCGGACCAAGCGGATCGGTTAAAGGCATTCACTTGCATTGTATTCAACTGATTCTTGAACTTGTTCACCATCTGATTAAATGCTGACGGATCTGAACCAGGCAATGGTAGCGGATACTTGGCGTTTGTATTATCAGTGGGCTTAGGACCATAACAGTTGACTCCAAACTTGGTAGCAGGATCGAAGTATCCGCCGTTTACTCCCGGACGTCCACAAGATGTGCGAGCATTTGGGTCACTCTGTAGCTGAGTCCATGTAGACTGCTGGGTAGGGTACAGCGCCATCCCGCCTTGCGACCATCCATAAGCACACCACTCGGCGCCTAGAGATAATGCCGAATTTATTTGATCATATGTAGCAAGCTCAGAATCGTAAGCAGCACACACAGCTGGAGCGTCCTGATACGTGTACTCATTACCACCTACATGGAACACTTCGCTTTGCCCTACCGGTTTAGGTGCCGAAACAGTCTGACCAGATGTCGATGGTGCGGGAGAAGCCGTAGATGCTAAAGACGCCGGTCCCGTAATCCCGGCCGTACTTGTAGTTGTCGTATCATCCATCTGATGATACTCTACATGTAACATGCCGTTAGAGAAATAGATTTTCAGGATTCCAAGTTTTCCTAAGAGAAGAAGGACACCTATGAGAATCGCAATCACAACTAGTGTCGCTAAGAAACTACCCGTAGACACGAATGTTACAACGGTCAGAAGTACCAGAACAACGCAAATAATGATTAACAAACCTCCGCTATTCAGGATAGTCTCGGCATCAGACTGCGTTGAAGACTTTGTATCAGGAGTTACGGCTGGACCGGTACTTCCAGTCGTACCTGTCCATAAACTCTGGAACTCCGCTACGGGATCAAATGTCGAATCGCTCATTAATTGTTCAGGCGATAATAAATCAGCAGACGCATTTTACTTGATAAAGGGAACTCTTTTGGCCCATGTTCTTCAACCCGCATATCATCCAACGTATACCACGATTGTCCAACCTTGTCTCGACCATACGACCACCAATGAGAGCCATTATAGCAACATACTGAAAGTAAAGCGTATTGGATTTTGTTGAGCATCAAAATACTCGAGTAGTTAACAGATGCCTGCGTGCTTACCATATGAAATGCCATGACTTGTGGGAACGACCCAATAAGTTGCTGTTTAGTACATCCTTTTTCTTTACAAGATTCGCATGTCCAATCTGGAATATCGTGTGGTAAGACAGTATCTGTAATACACTTAGAAATAGGAACGCAAGGTCCACTTGAAGTTAAAGAAAACTCAGTTACCATATCCTCTTTCAGTTCCTTCTTTTTGCAATTTTTACACTGAATAGAATCAGCGACTTTGAATCTACAAAGTTTATCAAGAAAGGGAAGCTTATCACACAGGTATACAAACAGTTCATGACTGTCCCCAATACCTTGACCTGCGGGCATAACTTCCGTCCTCACAGCTTCAAAGAAATCCTTCAACCCATCACCCTTTGTTGACCAAATTTTGTAGAGCGCCATATCTACGGGATTTGTTGGGTCGTGGGTCCCATCCGTATACCTTTGTTTAACATCCGGTATGCGAAGTACTGATTGTAAACATGCGTTCACCCAACAACTGCCGGAGAAGTTTGGAAGACCGAACATCTCTTTACTTAATGTTGTATCTTAGAGAAATCGGTTAAAAAGGGTTGTGGTGGACCGTCGACAGGAAAGGCTTTTGCCAGATCAGGATTGAATTCGTGAGTCTGGTCAGCTGGACCTTGACATCCTCCGGCTAAGCCTTGATCGGAAGCTACCTGACCCGGTCCCACCGGAGCTCCCGAAGATACTGTTCCAGAAGCAGTTCCAGAAACAGTTCCGGGTCCGTTAGTTATGTCGGGACCGAAAATCTGGGGGTAGGGACCAGCTACCGTTTTTCCACCTCCTGAACCTCCAGTATTTGTAGGAACTGGAGGAGGACTTGCGCTAGGACCATAAATAGCCTGATTGGATGGACCGGAAGTTTTCGATGATGAATGAGTCCCCTTTTCTCCGAACGTTTTCAAAGTATCAATCAGCTGATCGTTAGACATATTTTCGCGAGGGCGGTAAAACAAAATCACTAGAATCGCAAGACCTAACAGGACCCACAACCACATTGTCTTTGTTAGAATATAAGAAATGGTACGGAAACAGACTCGTAAGCGCCGCGGAGGTGGTCTAGGTGCTAATACGGCCACTTGGCCACCGGATAATTCTGCGTTCGGTAGGTTTGTAGGTTCCCCACTGAATGCGGATAATTTAGAGTTTGAGAAGTCGGTCAAGGGTGGAAAGCGCCGTCGTAGCCGCAAAACTCGTCGTCGCCGTCGTGGAGGAGACCCGATTCCTTCTCGTGATCAACAGGGACTGCAAACGTATGATGTGAAGCCTAAAGATTCGTCTGCTTGGAAAGGGTATGATACACACAAAGTTGAAGCAAAAATGGGACAGTATGATTCGTACAAGAAGAAGATTGCTCTTAAGAAGTAAAGCTAAACAAGTACAGAGTCTGATTTAAATCAGCTACAATCTCATCACGAATATTCAGCAAGTCAGTATCCTTACTGCTGAGTAGTTTCGGTAACCGTGTAGTTAACCATTCCACAGCCTGTTTCAAAAGTTCAGGTCCTTCTTCGTCGCTGTAATTGCGTAGACGGATCGTACCGTTGCGCTGGGTTAAGTTCAGACGACCGTACTTACCAAAATACACTTCCATAAACTTATCGATAGATTCGTCTAGACTATCAACCAATTTGTCCGTTGACTTATGACGGGAAAACTGCATAGTTTCCCAATGATAAATTTTTACTTGGTTACGAAGCGTCAACATCAAATTCACAATTTCACCGCTCATTTGTTAATTGTACATGATAAATACTGGCAAAAACATATTCGGTATTAAAAATCCAAAAAAGATTATATAAATGGCAGAAGTGGACAGAGCCACATCTATTGGCTGGGTATCATATTCACTTCGCCAAGCAATGGGTGATCCTGAATTAAGAAATACGATTTTACAATATTATATTGGTCATATTCCAGGCATTACATATGGTAAAACGTTTGATAGCTACTATAAACTTTCTGATCTAACGAGGTATTTAGAGATCGTTGCAAATACACCTGGAATTACACTGTTCACTGCAACTAATCTAATTGATCCTAAAGCCAAATATCACGAAACACACTTTCAAACGTTTATTGTAAGCAATATTAGAAAAACCGTTGTTACGATTGATCCTGCTATGAAACCAAACGGCGAAGAAGGAATATATACCCCATACATAACACTTGAGGTAATAAAGCCATTCTTTGAGTCAAAAGGATATACTGTTCATCCGGTAAGCGTTAAGAATGTTTGCCAGAAGACGGACAAAGATGTATTCTGCCAATCTTGGTCGTTGTATCTTCAAATTGAGGCAATAAAACGGGATACAGCGCAGATCCCTATTCCTTCAAAGCAGGGTGATAAGTATACTCTGCTTCTGTCATTCTTTAAGGACTTAATTAGTATACCTGAATTTTGCAATACATTAAACAAAGTGTATACAAACGAAATTATGACGAATAAAGATTTTGTAAGCGGTACTCCACAACATCTTCATAAAGCATTAAGAGCTGCTTACATTGCACGAAATCCATGCCAAATTCTCAATGATATGACATCAGTGGATATGATGGAACATTAGGGCTTTGAATTGTTACCGTAGTATGACGGAAGCGTTTTGTCAATAGGCATTGATTCGGCCTTGAATACACCACTAGAAATCGCTGAATCGCTTGCCTTAACACCTCCCCATGATCCAGACATGGCATCATACCGTGCCTGAATGTCTGGTTTCTTTACCTGCAAGTCTAAGAACCCTGATGTGCCAGTTGAAGAATCGGAAGTAAGGTAAGGGGCAGGCATAGAGGTTTGAGGGACGGGCGTTCCACCAACTGCGTTCAAGTATCCAGACCAATGCTTGTCCATTTTGTTGTGTCCTAAGAATTAAATGAAGGAATTAGACGGTGATACCTTGAAAAAGGAGATGAAATCGGGAAAGCCTATAGCGATCTTCTTTTATATGGACGGATGCCCTCACTGCGACAAAATGAAAAAGCCGTGGGATGACCTAGAAAAGGAAGTCCCTCACACGGAATTTTGTAAGATTGAAAGTGCCAAAGTTCCTTCGGAAATGGGTATTACGGGATTCCCTCACTTCGAAGTTCATGGAAAGTCAAAGAAGGTGGTGGATGGATCATCATCCAAAGCCGAATTAAAGAAGAAGTTATTTGGAACGGGCGGGCGCCGGCGCACTCGGCGCCGTACCGGACGGCTTACCCGTCGTGTTCGAAAGAGCAAGCTTTGAACCCCGCGCAGGCATGTATCCTTCTGCTATGATCTTGCCGTAGCGAGAAGGAGGAGCAGAAGAGTAATCTGGCTGATCAATACCCTTCGCTAACCATTTCAAGAATCCGTCCTGATCGTTCGGGATTGTGGCAGACTGAAGGGTATAGAAAGGCATGATGGCCGTAGCCTGATCAAACAGATCAGACGTGTCCATATAGATATCTGAAGTGTGCTGGAACGCCTTCATAATACCAGACTGGATATCGCGGCGCGTCACTGGCGCAGCATCTTTACGATCAGGGTTATCTAGAATATCGGTTAGAAGAGGATTCATAAAAGGATTTTCGGGAGTGGGCATGGTGTATTCTTTTCCACTCACAGCAGCCTTGAATGTTTCAAGAACACGTCCTTTAGGAAATAGAGTAAACAGTACAACTGTGGCCGCCATAACCGCTGGAATTGCCACGAGGTATCCGCTCACCTGTGTAAACAGAAACAGAATGACCGAGAAGTAGACTGAAAAGCGAACTACAGCATTCAAAGCCTCTACAGTGGTCATATTCTTGGTAGGAACAAACTGGCTCCACTTGTCCGGCGCAAATAGAATAGCTGGGTCTCGGAACCAAATTTGTTCGGTCATCTTATTTCTAGCTTGAGTTTTTATCGCGCTGTTTCTTCTGTAGTCGTGCTAACATTCTCTGGCGTCGAGCCTCTGGTGAGTTTCCTACGAGAACGGCCGCTGGGGTTTCGCCGCGATTCAGACCGAGAGCATCATTGAAGATATTCCCAAAAATTGATGTGACCTTCGCCTTGATAGCTTCAACTTCAGACGTAATTTGCTGCTGCGTAAGTTCTCCACGCTTCATCTTGTCCTTCAGCATGTTCTGGATCTTGGTTACGATCTTTTTAATGACTGGGTGTTCGGGGTTCTTAATCATTTCCATAAGCTCCTCAGGGTTCTCGACGTTAATATTGAGCTCCTTGATATTAATTTTCTCAACGATTTCAGTAAAAATTTTGGCGATCCGAGTATTCATAATGAACTCCAAGATCTCCTTGAAATGATCTTCACTCGCCTTATCGTTCAAGATCTTATTAATTTCATCACTGTCCGTTCCTGTCTTGGTCCAATAGGACTTGAAAATTTCAATCATAGATCCAATCTTGTCCTTGATATCGCCGTGTAAGAATGCCCCAAGAACACACAGCTGGAAACTCTTCCACAGATCTTCTTTCGGAATACCATCACGAGCCCAAACGGCACTCAAATCAATATTAAATAATACACGAGGCTTCTCTGAAAAGAAACTGTCGTCGCGCTGGAGAATCTTGAGAGCGTCTGGGTAGAACGTCTCAATAGTCTTTAGATCGTCCTCGAACTTAAGGACAGGTGATAAATCCGAACACGCCTTTCGAACATCATCTATAAAACTCTGAAATATCTTGCTTGTGTCCATTTAGATTTTATGCTGAACAAATGTTTAAGCCCGATTTCCGCCACGCGATGCCATTAGAGTCTTGTTGTCGGGTGTAAGACATACGCAGCCAGTGTCCGTGTTGAACGTGGAAGGGCAGCATTCAGTGTCTACCTTGTTACCTACCATTAACATGAGCTTATTTGAGTCATCGGCCTGAGACGGAAGAGCTCCCGCGGCGTTTACCGGCGCAGCCTCATTGGCCGCCCACCCGGATACTCCACCACCAATATCTACCTGATCATAAGGTCCCATGCCGCCAGAGTTCAAGGGCTTTCCAACCGGCTGCTGCATGAAGCTCTCCTTGGACGTTGGAGCTACGTGAGGTCCGAACCGAACGAACAGTCCAGCCAGAACCGCCGCGACGAAAAAGGCTAGAACGAGTGCGGTTTTGTTCATTTATTACTATGAGGAGCGATTAAAAACCGGACGCGGCAATTAGGGATGCCAATACAATTGCCAAAACTAATAAAGCGGGATTGAAGAGTGCCAAAATAAATGAAATAGCCAACAAAATGAACACGAACGTTTTCACGATAGAAATGAAGAGCGTGACGAATGACCATACAAAATCCACAATAACTTGAACTAGGAATGCCCCAATGTATCCTTGAGCGACAAACCGTTTAAGTACATCTTGGATCTTGGTCAAATAATGAAGGAATACGCTTGTAGATCCAGCGGCTTTCGACATCGTCTGGGCCATGAACGAAAACATAAACTTACGGATTCGTGATATCACGTATCTGAACAAATCAAGAGGACCAGTAAGTTGTCCCAACGACTCACCTAAAACTCCGAAATAACTATTCAGTTGAGCTTGAACAATCCCCCAAATACTGGCCGCTAAAGTATTTGTACAATGAATAAAATTGTCAGACGCACTTACGTCTGGACGAATAAAGCCAGCTACTGGAATGTATATGGGATTACATCGGTACTCGTCCCAATTCTGCTTGACCTTATCCCAATTTCCCATTCCATGAGCAACTAGAATTCCAAGAATGGATGCTAGAGTTGCAACTATAACAACAAGCATCTTACTCTACTGATGTTATAGTCCTATTTTTATTCAGTATTTTTCTACCTTACGCGTAATCAGTGATGAATAGGTAATCAAGTTATACAGTACTGGCTTCCCTTCTAGAGCATGCATAACGGTGCCACAAACAACATCACCGTTCAGTACATCACCTACACGTATTTGAGAAATCGGCAAGGATCCATAAACTGGTGTCGTTGCTACGACACCTGAAACTGGACCTATTTCTGTAAAGTCCATGAAAATATGGCTTCCAACAATGAATTGGCGTAAGTGAGTATTGATACACACCAACGTCTTACTGTCAGCACTACGTACTGCATTCGGATGTTCGGCTACTGGGATAAAAGCATCCTTGTACCATACCTTGTGTCCTCCCGATACTTTTGCGGCTCCTAGCATGTACATTGGGACATTTGTACCATCAATGGTGTAGATAGACGTTACCTTGTTGTTATTTGGTAATAAATCTCCTAGCTTGAGGTTACGCATATAGACAAGGTTACCCGAACCATTCTTAATCAGCGTATTCTCATCGAAACATAGGAAGTTCATGGTCTTGCCAATCGGTCCATTTAATACTGATGCGCCAGTATCTGAGCCAGTCGTGAAAATGTAAACGAACGACATCATAATACCTACTAATCGAGCCATTAGGGTTCGCATCCGAATAATGATGTACTGGAACTGAGACATCAAGTTCTGAATCTTCCCAAATACAGTACCAACAATGCCCAAGAACCCGTTACGCGTATCTGCCATCATTTTTCGCATACTGTCCATTGAATCGCTAATTTCGGTAACAATTGAAGTCATCGTAGAAAATTGACTCATAATGGGATCAACTACAAACCCAGTGTAATCCTGAAAGCTCTTCATCGTACAATCATTGAAGTTCTTGAAAGGATCTTGACCCACCAACCCAGCTAAAGGCATATATGCAGGGTTACACCGATACTCTGCCCAATTATCCTTCAGATCTTTGATATTGTTCAGTGCGAACATGTACAGACTGGCACCTACAGCCACGAGTGTAGATACCACTACAATCGCAGTATCCATTACTCTTAAGGGTCAAAAACACAAAACGGATTTGGCGTGGCCCAGAATCTGAAACTCAAAGAAGATGGATTACCATTCTATGGAGCTCCCAGAGCTCAAGGCAATTGCTAAGGAACGTAACCCAAAGATCAAGCATTACTATATTATGTCACGAGCACAGCTTATTCAGGTTCTGCTCATGGATAAGCTTCCCCAGAAAATGATTTTGGAGAAGAAAACTCTAAAGGAACTTCAGGCAGAAGCGAAGACCAAGGGTATTCCTAAGGTATGGAACTTAAGACGTCATGAACTTATGGAGATCTTGTATCCTGAACCCGAATCAACTCTTAGCCCTAAAAAGCAAAATAAGGATGATGATGATTGAAAGAAACATGATTACCCACAATAATGTCAATGCTACGATGTACGGATACAAATACTGGAATACCTTCGAAAGAATAGGAACCAGTATATTTTTTTCAAAGTAAGCTTGGAATTCGGGGGTGCTGAAATACTGCAAGGGGTCAGAACCCATCTTATTTATCATGAATCTTTTTGGTAATCTATTTAACCGCTTTAAGATTAGTTTAAAAAATGACTACCTGTATAGTCTCAGCTTACTACAAAATACCGAGTAAACGATCTCACGAAATATACATGCCAAACATCATCCGATTTTTCGAGTCTGTAAAAAGTGTCTCTGTTATTTTTTTCACAACGCCTGACGTCATTCAGGATATTCGAGACTCTACAAATACAGATCATGTCATGTTTGTATGCATTCCTTTTGAAGAACTTCGGGCATTTGAAAAGTTTGGGATAGATTTCTGGGTTCGTCAGAAAGAACGTGATCCTGAAACGTACCATAGTTACCAACTGGGAGCAATCTGGTACGAAAAGAAAGAATTCGTGTTACGAGCCATGGAGTTTATTAAAGCCGACGTATACATGTGGTGTGATGCGGGATGTGTACGAGATATTGCTTCAGGGGAACGGGCGAAATTGTTTGGGACTCGAACAGTTTATCCGACAAACAATAACAAACTTCATCTCCAACAGATAGGTAATAATATCAAAAGTGACTTTTATATGTATCCGTACATGTGTATTGCCGGAGCAATTATAGTTGGGAATATTCAGGCTTGGAAGGAATACAGTGAACTATATGACTCTGTATTGATTCGGTATGATTCACATAATGTTCCGGCTATCATGGACCAGTACATAATTAAAAGTTGTGTAGATTTGAAGCCGGAGTTATTTGTTTTGTATCCCCAACTATCTACAATTGATAACTGGTTTAAGTTTTTAGAATTTATGTAGCTTTCTTCCAGTCGCTCTCTTCATAACTGTACTGATTCGGAGGATCCTTAATCAGAGAAGACCTAACATCTGTTATCTTCCGAGCAACGGATATAATGTATACTTCGTCGGTATCATTAAATTTTGAAGTATTACGATTACCTTGGCCCTTCTTAAAATCGTTAACATCTATCCAGAACTCTCTAGCAACCCCATCTTTACCCAGGTATAAATTCAGAAGTTCCATTCCATACTTTGGAGTGAAAATTGAAAGAAAAAATTCAGGGCTAAATTGGTACATACCGTGACCTGAAAAGTTATTGTTGGGAATTACAGTACATACTACGCCCCCAACCGCAAGTAGATCAATGATATTTTCATAAACTTGGGGAACGTTAAATATGTGTTCGCTAGTTCCACCATCGAAAATGTAATTATATTTTCCTTTAAGCTCTGATGGTACTGAGAAATTCAGATTATGAAGAATAGATGCCTTTTCATAGGCAGAGTTATCCATACTGTCTACTGAACCAAACCCCATATCAATAAAGAACTTTTCACAATAATCGTACAAATTGTACGTATTCTGAGAAGGTAGCCCGTAATGATTCAAAATGAGGGTGAATATATGTGGTAGCATATAAATCTGCTGACGTCCTAGAGTCAACATACGCCGTCGATCTTGAATATGTTGGAACGATAGTATCGCAGAGTCTAGGCTAACTGCAGTTAGCCCCATTTCTACTATACACAGCACCCCCCTTAAAATAGATTGGTATGCTTTCGTTCAATTAACTTAATCCATTACACTCGGTGAGAACAACCCCTTTTTTTTTATCAACTTCATATCAAAGAAATGAAGGGCCAGACGACCAAGTTACTCCTCGCCCTTGGTGGTGTTGTCGTAGTCGCGTGGCTCATTAGCTCCTATTCTTCTGGAAAAGCGCATGTTGGTGAGGGTCTAGAAATGGACAAGCTGGCTGGCGCGCTGGGAGTACAGGGACCCCTCTCCGACTCAGGCCCCCATGGCCAGCCTACGGCGTCAGCGGGAGGAAACGCCCAGCCCACAGAAGAGGTTCAGGGCCGCCACCCCGCCTCCCAGTCCACGTACTCCGAGAACACCCTGAGCGCCGGTGAGCTCCTCCCCAAGGGCGAGATCGGTGCCTCGTGGGCGGCTGTAAACCCCGCGGCGGTCGGTGACCTAAAGGGCCAGAACTTCCTCGATGCCGGTTACCATACCAATACGGCGATTGCCGGTGTATCGCAGACGAACCGGAATGCCTCTTGGGACATCCGCTCGGAGAACCCCAACCCCCAGGCGAAGGTTGGCCCGTTCCTCAACACGACGATTGCCCCCAACCCGTTCAAGCGTGGACTCGATGCGTAAATTGAAAACGAAATCATTTTTACTAAGACCATATATCTCACAAACACTACCATGAGCGATCACCAGAAGCTTATGGAAGCGATCCGTGTCGGAGCATTTCTGTTCTGGCACACTAAGATACGCCCTCTGCGCGATGAGATTGATGATGATATCAATCCCCATTACTCGGAGCGGACATGGTGGGAGAATCGTATAAAAATAACAGAAGTTACGAAAATGCTGGACGATGCCTACGATGGAGACGTCACCAGCGATTCTGATGATGAATATTAACTTAGGATTAAGGTGTTGAACGAAAACGTTCACGCCACTTTTTCATTTATGGCTAAGTAATAATGTGGCCTGCAGCCCTTCTTGGTGCGGGAATAGCGTTAGCGTATGCCTCTACGCGAGGAGTAGCCAATGTTAAAGAAGTCAAGAGTCAAACGGATGGAAAGGTGTATAAGGTTCAGGATTTGCCCGATAAGCAAGATGCGTGTGAGAAATTAGCAGAAGTGCGCCAGAATCTAGATAAGCTCATGCAGAAGTATCGCGATGACCCCGCTACAGCTGCCGATCCCCGCGTAAAAGTTCTTTTGGAAAGGTACAATCCTGATAACTTATGCGAAAACGATATTAACGCAGATTCGACATCGTATTCGGAAAATAAGGGAGATAAGATCGTCGTGTGTCTGCGTGATAAAGCCCCGCCGTACAAACTTGTAGACACGAATACCGTGATGTTTGTGGTTCTTCATGAGATGTCGCATTTGATGACGACGACTATAGGTCATACTCCTGAATTCTGGACGAACTTCAAACGTATTCTTCAGGATGCCGTGGGAGTAGGAGTTTACCAAGAAGTAAATTACGATCGGAGTCCAGTTCAGTACTGCGGAATGACAATATCGTCAACGCCGATATAAACCTGTACAAAAATGCGCTCTAATGAATAATGTTGAGGAAGGAACTCGTAGACGTTCTTTCAAAAGAGAAGCATACTGTTTCCTTTTTTGAAGATGATAGTATTGAAACTGTCAGAGAACAAGTAGCTAAATCGGCAAATAGTCACCATGACCGCATGTTCGTATTAGTTGCCATGAAGTTACCGAAAGATTATTATACGGCAGATCCTCGTAACTGGGAAGCTTTGTTTGACCGTTTGTCATATAACGGTCGCAAGATTGAAAAGGCGGTATTTGACGAGTTTCAAACCAAATATCGGTTTCCCAATACCAATGTTTCCTATGTAGATTACGATCGCGGTGAATGGATGTCTTACCCTAACGAACTTAAGCCTATTTTTTCGGCAGAATCGACTGAATATCGCATTTTTGGGGTTTCGGATGTAAAATCGTTCATTCTCCCCCTTGAAAAAGATAACTCGTTTATGTCACGTATTCCTGCTCAAAATCTTCCAAGACCTGATAATACTGTATTAGTATCGTCATATTACGAAGTTGATAAAATAGACCATTTTGCTTACAAGATTTACCGAGAAGATGAAACCGCAATGTATTACTACCCATATTTAAGACCAGATACTCCCAACGTTCTTTCGGATGAAGCAGTACGGTTACTAGAAAAGAATGCAAAATTATTAACAGATTTATTAGACTTAAAGATCCCAACAGATCATCAGCATTCAGGGACTCATGTTTTACACACGAGATTCTACATTCCTTGGGTGGACACGGACTTTGGAAGTGCAGTAAGAACTCGATTCGAACAAATCTTTTACGGTTTGACAGTGTCATCTACGGTACCGTATATTGGATTATTCACGTCCAAAGACGAAATCAATCGCCATAAGTTTTTCACTGAGAACCCGAAGACAGAGGAACCTTACCTGAATATGACCGACTGGAAGACGTGGTGGTCAATCACAAAACCGGCCCGTAACCGCCCTACTCTCATTCTGTACCGAGGCAAGTCAAAACAGCATTTTGATCGTATTTTAGTTACGTCAGTTGATATGATTGTATCCACGAATCGCCCCGAAAAAAACACCGAGACACCGGAAGAGTTGAAGAAATCGTGTGAGAAATGGCTCAAGACGTTTGACTCATTAATACCGTTCTTAGACGAAAAGGATATTCACCCAGATCGCTGGGAGCTACAAGAAATGAAGATTATGTTGACGTACCCTAAAGCTGTTGATGACCTAAGTATTTTAAGATTCAATTGTATTTCTCCGTTCTATTCGATTGCCGATAAAGCCAAGTCTTCGTTCACAATGATGCGCACAGATCACGAGAATTTCGGTGTGACATCAATTGATGCCAAACTAATTCAGATGGCGCAAGAAGGACCTTTAGTTGCCAAAGATGTAGCCCAAGAACTGTCTATTACTCCGGACCATGCTTCAAGGCTTATTAATGATATCATGTCTCGTCGTGAAGAGAACAATAAGCTAGGAGATCGTATTTTTCGTGGGTATCCTACGATGATTATCGGATCCGACTTCATTCGGGTTTCGTCCGTAAAGGAAATCAAATTATCTACAAAGTATGCCGATATTTTGCGGTACGTCTTATCCAACCCTGAATCCGATGATCTTGATAAAATATGTCCTGCAAGAATGCAAACCATAGCTGCTGAAGCCGCGATTATTCAAACGAGCGTTGTTGATGAAGATGCATTAGTTGATGACGCGTTTGCGGATTTGCTGGATGATTTCGACGCTGAGAAGGATGAGCCAGTACTTGTAGATACATCAGAACCTGCGGCTAAAACAAGTTTGGATGTCGCAAATCAGCGTAAGACAACCTATAACTACTTTGCAACTCGCCTACGCGCATTCGATCCTAAAACATTCAGTACCTCCGATTCATTGTTCTCGAAAAAGTGTGAGAAGACACAGCAGCCAGTAGTTTTGACACCCGCCGATAAAAAACGTCTAGCCGAATTTGAAAGTGGAAAGTACGACCCTATAAAGAAAGCAGAAGCTGGAAAGCTATTGGATGTGTCTGACCCAGATGGAACAATGGTATGCCCAGAGTACTGGTGTATTAAGGATGAAATACCTTTACGCGAAGACCAACTTGTTTCTGAAGACGGAACTCTGAAGTGCCCAGTATGTCATGGTAAATTGGCAATAACAACATCTGCTGATCCTCGCGAGTTTCCTTTAATTAAACGTAAGGAAGGTAACGTGTATCCCCGTCCTCAGCGTAAATCTCCAGCAAACGGGAAAGATATCCCGTGCTGTTTCATGAAAACCGGAACAAAAAAGATGGAGAAGACGGAAATCAAGGATAAGTACTATGTCTTCTTGGATACCAAAGTAAATTTACCAGATCTTCGTCTTGCGAAACTGGATAAGAAAACCGTTGATCTTTTAGATTTGAATGAATCTTACTCGAAACTAGACAACCAGCGTATATCTGAAAACGGTGACGGGTTTTTTCGGGTAGGCTTAGGTCATGCGTCTACAACGCTACCTACTTTATTAGGTATGACTCAAACCATTCCATCCCCTCGCGAATCAATATCTACAGTCATGAAATGCTCATTTATGCGTTTATGGGCAACTCCAACTGATACTCATTTCAAGGAGATTTATGATAAGTTAGGAGAGTTTAAGGATACTACTGTAAGAGAAAATGTTGCTCGTACAATTTCTGGTATTGACGATGCATTCATTAGGAAAGAACTCACACCTATCCAAGAATTAGAGTATTCTTCACTGGCGTTGAATTGTGACATCTTCCGCATAAATTTAAAAACACATTCTGTAGGTTGTTTGCTTTACTCGTCTCTGGTAAAGCCCCGCTCCCGAGGAATTATCGTACTACAACGTGACGAAGAAATTGATATTCTTACCAATGCTAAACGTATGAAAAATTCATTTGTTTACTCTTCTAATATTTTTGATCCACCATTCGAAAAGTATGCTGGACGTATTGTGTCTATTGAACGTGACAAGGCATGTTCTACCGAGATCCCAAATTATACTGAAGCCCAAAAGGTACGCGAAAAGTTATTTACCGAACCTTATTCTGTGATCTTAGATCCACTGGGAAGAGGGCAGGCACTATATATTCCCAATAAGCTTGTGTTACCATTCCAGAGTACTGTACTCCCAGACACTGAAGATCCAAAAGTATGGGGATTTTCAAATCTTCATTTACCGACATACGATACGATGAAAGATGTATTGTCTAAAGCTCGGGCTACTACAAAAGGATACGAGTTCCAAGAAGGAGTGTATGATTCTCAGGGTATGCGGGTAGAAATCATGACATCGAGTGGGTTACGTATTCCTGTAAAGCCTGAAAAGGTAGATTCCGGATTGCCAAAGGATATTATTCCTACCGTTAGTGAGATTGGAGAATCTGAGCTTATGTACAGCCCTCCTAATCCGGAACTGACAGAAAAGTACTCGGAAATATCGTACGATGCAGAAGTCTTCGAGTTTTTAATTTTCCAGTTATCAAAAGACCTTCAGCATGACGAATACCATGATCTCAGAAGCATACTTACATCGCAGCAGCTAAAACGCAAAGATGTAGAATCTGTACTTCAAAAATGGTTTAATCGCGTTACCCAGTTTGTACATATCAAGGAATCCCGCGAATTCATTTCAAAGATTAGAGCGCCTTGTGGCCAGTTCAAAAAGAAAGACTGTAAGGGGAACCTATGTGGATGGGACGGGAAGGTATGCCGCATCCAAATCAAAAAGTCTGTCAAAGAAGACAAGTTGTTTAACCGGCTCTTCTCTGCTGTATTCGACAATTCAAAAATTCGAGCTGTAGTCCTTGACGGACGAACAACCCCATTTTTTAGTAGTATTTTGTATTTCAAGTTACCACATGAGGTTATACTCACGGATAAACAGCTTTAGACATTATCAATATCCACTTCATCTTCATGTCCCTCAAACACATACCCGTCATCCTTTGCAGTCGTACGGGTTTGCAGTTCGGACGTGTCAGTTACGACAGACGTCACATTCGCATGTAGAGGAATCAGTTCCTGTATCTTGACGAGTTCCTCGCGGGACACAATCGCCATCATTTCTAATGCCAGAGCACCTACCACACCCGTCTTAGCGACGAGCAGGAACGTACCTGGCGATACCAGCATGGACTTTCTAGCCCGACCGGTAAACCGACCAGGGATCTTCGCTTGTCCTACAAACACCTTTTCGTCGTGCGAATACACGACCTCAATCCGAGCGTTGCCCAAGTTCTTAATGACCCGCGCAACGTAGATTTCATCATCCATCTCCTTCTTCTTCAAGTCGTAAATGTAGTCCGAAACAATACCATCACTCTTACGCTTCGAGGAATCTCCTGAATGGCGTGGCATTTTACTACTCTTTCTTAATCTGTATTTCTTAAATCCGTTTTACTTACCGACGACGTCCACCTAGAACAGCTCCGGTAACCGTTCCTAGCATCGTAGGCGGGGGAGCCATGACCTTCTGGTATCCCGCATACAGCGCATACCCTCCACCAATTAACCAAACGATCTGCCAGAACCAGCTGGTGGCACTGCGGTTATGGTTTGCGACAATACCCGAAATCGTGCTTACAACAATCCATCCACCAATAATTAGAAGGAATACTCCGAACCAGTCCATTTGTTTATAATGGACGGATATTTACCGCCGGCGGAGTCCACCGATAGTCATAAGCGGAGGCGGGGGTGGGTATAGAGTCCGATATCCATAGTATGAAATTATGAGACCGCCAACTAGGTAAAATGACTGAAATACCCAGCCGATCGTGGTTGACGGAGTCTTTGCCACCATGGCATAAATTGTGTACCCAACAATCACGAGTCCAAATAGAAGAAGGATTGATCCTCCAATTGCACCGAACATTTGTTTATACTGGAAGGAAGAATTACAACCCCATCAGCTTCTTAGCTCCACCGGCAAATGCAACTACCGGCTGAGTCTGGACATTAAACAACATAATTCCCGCAACCGTGAACATCACTCCACCAAAGATATCGAGGAAAGCTAAAAACCAGCCGAGACCATCACTTCCAGGGCTATTCTTAGCTGTCACGTAAATACCGTATCCAAAGACGTACACTCCCCAAATAACGAATAAAAGTCCAATAAGCATTTATTCTTAAGAATCTATTTTATGAAACCGTTTGGTCCATGAAATAGTTTTTCAACTCTGATTTAGTTTACGCCAGTGTCCACCACCCGCTTTAAGGAAGCGAGACCTTCATCCGGAAAGGATGTTTAAGCCTTTACGGCGGGCGCATCCGTCTTGATGAAGTGGACCTTCAGGAAAGACTGGAGGTTCAGGTACGTGACCTCCTGACCGTCCTTGACGCGGAGCAGCTTGCCGAGCTTGGCGTCGGGGATGATGCGGCGCTTGAAGTTGGGGTCAAAGCACTTGTGCTCCTTGACGTACGTCGAGATGAACTTCGTGACATCCGTCTGGGAGCGCTGGGACTTGGCCGGCAGGCCCATGAACGAAGCCAGCTCATCCGTGATCGGGCGGAGCTTCAGGAACGCGTTGTTCGCGCGGCGGGCCTCCCACTGGGCCTTCTCCTCGGGCGTCATATCCGCGGGGTCCTTGCGCACGCGGCGCTTGGAGTTGCGAACATCGCGCTTCAGGGCCTTGAGGGCCTCACCAGCCTCCGCAACCAGCGAGCGGACACGCGTAGTCCACTCCGTGCCGAGCGTCTTGAGGTGCTCCTGTAGGTCCGTGAGGAGTACAGAGGCAGAGCGAGTCTCGGCGGCATCGGCGGCTACAGCGGGAGCAGCGGAGTCAACTACAGGCACCGTCACCTCAGCCTTCGCGGCGGACTTCTTGGCAGGGGCAGCGGCCTTCTTGGCGGCGGGGCTGCGACCACGGGCAGCAGCGGGGGCAGGGGCAGGGGAAGCGGCGGGGGCGGCGGTCTTCTTGGCAGGCATCTTCGTGTTTGACTTAATGGCAGAGTTAGAAGTCGACATTTCTAACGCGGTTGTTATACTACTAGTAGTCCTTACCTGTTTAAATCACAATCTACAAATGGCGCTCACAATTATGAAACACACGGGGTAGTTCTCTTGACAATCGTACAAAATTGATAAAAGTACCTTAGAAACAGCCCAAGAACATTGAAGTCGGTTTGTTCTATTCTTTTCGAAATTTGATAAACATGTTCTCAACCATTGCAAGTAATGATACCTCTTAGAGCGTATAGAATGCTCAGTCGCAAAAGCAACCATGTCCATCTGAATAAGGTTTATCAGGACATACATCTGCGATCTATTCAATGACGAAAACATCAAGTGGTTCATATCAAAGAACCCGTTCTCTTCAATGATCTGACATATGGTCAACCACTTTTCGTTGACTAACTCTGCAAACTGTTCAGGTTTTGGAGCATCGTGATAATTATCTATCGTCAACTTCTTTCGTATTCGGCATACGTCACGTAATCGTCTTCGCGTTTCAATGCTTAGAGCTTGACGGGTATAAGGGTTTTCTGGTTTTGGTGATCTTTTCAGAATATGGTATAAACTCCGAACATCAAACCACCAAAGCTTATCAGCTTCTCGAAACGAAAAATAATCAAGCGGGTGCAGTTTTCCCTTTTCATCCATAGTCACCAATTCTTCAGTATTGTGGCAATCTTTACGATTCAGAACACCTTCTCCAGCCAACTTCAATCTATGTCTCAAAAAATACCCCCTCCATACTTTTTGGACAATGATGGCTTTCTGGTTCCCATTGTTTGCGTCTGCCCATAATCGCTTCGTCTTGGTCTTAGCATGTTTGCCACAAAACAGCAATCCTTTCATGGCTTGGGACGGACACTGTTCACTACTTGTCTTGTTTCTACAAGACGCACACAGCACCATTATTTAATGTTCTCGTTTCCTTTCCTCTAAAACGCAAATTTGGTTTTGTTTCCCCGAAAACGGATTTACACCTTTCTAACCTATAAAGATCACAACAACAAGAAGATGAACGGCCCTATTCACTCGAGCTCTATCGATGTCAACAACGTAACGTTCCAGGTAGGTCAGGCTAAGGCAGGTCGCAATCCATCAATCACGATGCGCTATAATAGCAACAGTCTTCTGATTCGTCTGCCCCGTGTAGGTTACCCCGGCGGGTGCCTAGTGCGCGAGGGCGATAATGGTATGAAGACGTACACGCTGATCGGCTCTCTGAAGGGATGTGACCCGTATGGCAAGGATCGTTCGACCGGCGCCGACGATATCGGTAAGCTGTACAATCTCCTAGCCGATCTCGAGAATCACATTATCAAGGCTGCTGTGGAGAACAGCACCAAGTGGTTCGGCAAGAAGCGTTCTGAGGAGGCGATTCGTGACAGCTTCAAGCGGATTCTGAGCTTCTCTACCGACAAGGTGGATGGCGAGTACGTGCCGAATGGCAAGTATCCTCCCAGCTTCCGTGTCAAGGTTCCTGTCTATGACGGTCGCGTGTCTACGGAGATCGTGGATGCGTCGCGCAACCCTGTGACGTATGTTACGCCCGAGTCTCTGACCTCAATCTTCCCAAAGGGTGTTGAGGCGAACCTCGCAGTCAGCGGCAGCATCTATGTGATTGCTGGTGGTGGCTTTGGTGTGACGTGGCGTCTGACGGCTGCTCAGGTATTCCCTCAGATGCGCCGTACGGCTGCGCAGATGTTTGATGACGAGTCGGCTGCGCCCCCTACGATTGTAGAGGATGAGGAGTCTCATGCTCAGCAGGATACTCAGACCCAGAATGAGGATTCGGGCTATGGTGGTGGGTCTCAGGCTCAGGAGGTGACTGAGCAGACTCCAGTGTCTGCGCCGGCTGGTCGCCAGCCTCGCCGTCGCCCGGCTGCGGGCGCGGGTGTACCTTAGACCAAACACGTGAATCTGCGGGAGCAGTATACATAACAAAAGACTCATCAATGAATAGTACTGAGGAATCAGCATCAATGTAAAGTTTTTTTACTTCGGGACAACCGTTCAGAGGTAAAAGCGACTTCTTTCCACATCTTGGGCATTCGTGGATCTCTGGCATCTTGATTACCATTTCGGGAGTCATGAGTCGAATATTCGTGCTCAACGTCTTATCAAAGACGGTTTTAAAATCGTCTTCTAAACAATCCTGATAAGCTTCGTTTGATAAAATAGACCAAACAGTAGCATCTTTGCATTCCCATTCTTCTTGAAATAACGTCGAGAACACGTTCTTACCAAACCAGAGCGAGAAAAAGATCTCTGGGTGTTCCGGATGATGCTCGGCGATACCTACCCGTTTTGAGTTTTCGTCATACAGAGAATACACGTTCCATTCATACTGACGATCCAAAGATCCGCGGTATACATCCCTACCGTTATAATGCCACTCCTCGGCATCATAATCATCATCATGATCAGCTATATCTTCCGATGTATCTCGGTAGACATAGTTGTTTTTTAGAATCGAGTACATTATTCAGTAACAAGTTAATCAAACTTTACAGTTACACGCACATCATGATGGGTCATAGATTTGGTAGCAGAGTGTGAAAGCTCGTGCCGCTTCTTCTTTGGACCATCAGTTTCTTTGGCTTCGTGTAGGCGCGTCTCCATATCGGTATGAATCGTCTCGCGGTTCTTTTCAAGGTAATCTAGAACTTCATCAGAAATTGCCCACTCAAAGAAATTCAGCTGTCCAACGGTTGTATCCATTTCCCGAAACTTAATACGCTTCCATCGACAGAACGGGTCGAACATCTTCTTGCTGTAAGCCTTCAGATGAGACTTGTACGACAGGTACACAATCACATGCTTATTGGATTTCGTCATATACGAAATGTTGTACTTCTTAGCATAATTGGTCACGAACCAATCAATCAGGCGAAGAGATAGGTTAGACTTCCCCGACAGAATGTCACGAACACGCTCAGTGTTCTTGAGGGTATAAAATCGCTCGAGGCGATAAAGTACCCATTGTTCCTGACTTTGGATCTCCATTTACTATAACATTCTTACCTACCCTGAAAACGGGTTTAGTTAATCTAAACCTATATATTCAAATGGACCTAGATAAAGTTGAACAGATCTTACTTTTGTACGGACATAATGATCAGCGCACTGACGCATGGCATACTAAGCGTGGTGAAATGCTAACAGCTTCTGAAATTTATAAGGCGGTTCATGACGCATCACCAGCTCTCAAACACGAGATTGTGATGTCAAAACTTGTACCTAGACAGCAACAGCAGTCAAATTTTGGCCCTAAAGCTCTTATGTGGGGAACGCGGTTTGAACCGATTGCCAAGCATATTTACACGACGTATATTCAGCCCGGAGTTCGTATTGAAGATACGACATGCATTCCTCATCGCGATCATTCATTTCTGGGTGCGTCTCCGGACGGTATACTTCTGACTTCCGACAAGACCGATCCTCGGTATGGAAAGTTAGTTGAGTTCAAGTGCCCAATTTCTCGAGATTTCTCTAATGACACACCTATACCTTCGACATACTATCACCAAATGCAGCTACAGCTGGAGTGTACCGATATGGCCGAGTGTGATTATGTCGAAATGAAGTTTCAGGAAGTGACGTATACTGAATGGCTAGAATCTACCGCTCAGTATAAATCTTGGTTTGCGATTGACGAGAGTGGAAAGGTTGTCTACCGTGAAATTGAAGACCAGCGTGATGTCGCAACGTGGCGCCGCGAAATGATGCCTACTCTAGAAACTGAGTGGTGGACAACTGTATATTGGGTATTTGAGAAGTATCGTCTCTCAACGGTTCAGCGAGATCCGATGTGGCTCACGAGTAATCTTCAAAGCTTTCAGGATATTTGGAATACTGTTCAAACTCATCGGGCTGCTGGTACTTTGCCAGAACACCCTAAAGAGAAAACTATCTTGACTCTATAGAGTCAATCGTTGATACAATATCCTTCGTAAACGTAAAAACAGGAGTTGGTGGAACAATAACTTGAATCATTCCGATAATAAAGCTATTCGAAAGAAGATCATCTGCTGGCAAATTAATACTTTCATTGGTCATAGATAGTAGCTTTTTTGCTCCTGCCTTTGAAACAACGTACCCGGTTAAACGGTTAAAGTACTCCTTTTTGATATTGAAGAAAGACTTATTCACCGGAGTTGTTCTTATGAAAGGATGCATATCGCTTACGCTTACATGAGCAATATCAAAATCTAACGGTAAATCTCTTATGACACTCAGATCCCCAACTATGTTAGCATCATCTTCGAGTACAAGATAATTATCGGCATCTGGATCGGCTAGTAGTTTTTGGTAAATCTTTATATGACTCCAAGCACACCCAAACTCTCCCAGTGTCATCTTCTGCTTATTTATACGTACTTTAGGGTTATACGCTCTAGTTTCCTTATTGTATATAACCTTTGTATTCGAAATAATGAGATCTTTACCATTCACGCCATAAAACACCTCAGTCCCCATTCCAAAAGTGTTAAGATCATTCTGGAGTTTTTCAATTATTGGTATACGCGCCTTACTACTGTGAAGGGTTAGAATAACCGCCTTTGTCTTGGTTGATGTGCGGATAATTTTGGATATTGTTGCAAACAGGCTTAGCTCATTAATGATCTTGCTCTTAGCTGCACGAATGGCATCAATACGCTGTGACCACCAATCTTCCTCAATCGCCTTACGAATAATTTCAGAAGACTTTGCGGGATCTTCGAGTGGTAGTCGTACGAAGCATTGGGGATCAATATAGTCCTCTAGATTCGGGCATCCCCAGTAAAACGGTAAGCATTCACATAGCAATGGCTCCCAAATTTTTTCACTGGCATAATTGGTCTCTGAATTGTTTTCTACCGCAAGTGCGTACTTGTACTTGGAATATACGTTATACCGTTCATCATCAGGTACTTCTCCAACATACGTGGAAATATTGTGAAAGTTTGCCTTACCATAAACGTCAATAGGTGTTTGTAGATCAGGAGCACGCAAAAACTGAACCCGCAATTGATGGCCGGTATCTACTAACTTATTGCTCAAGATAATGGTAGGAATATCCTTCTTTGAAGGCAAATTATATATATCCCCGCGGATAGCCAAATGTGCTGGAGCCAAAAAAGTATTATGAGTGCGCACATGTAAAAATTTGGTAGGATCAGGATTTGCCCAATCTCCCCAAGTCTTTACTCCCCATGGTTTAGAACTGTCATGTACCCAAGGTTCTAACTGAAGCACAATAGTTCGCTTTGGATCGAAAAACTCTCCGGGGGAAGGCTGGTTGTATATTACAAAATAATCAGCTTCATCTGAAGATGTGAGCTCTAAACTAGGGTCTAGGAACGGACCATTTAAAAGTTTATTCACGAATGACTCAGAAGACTCCCAGCCACAGATGATCTTGACCTTAACAGGATTGACTATTGGAACTACAATTTCGGCCTTTGGTTTCTTTTGGGGAACTTTCTTGACATAAATTCCGTCGGTCGGACTAAAATATGGCGATTTTACTAACTTTGTCGTATCAATAGCTTTCTTAAAAAATCCAAGTGTATTGAACCCCATACAATCTGGCATTGTTCTAGCAAGAATTATGGACTCTTCAATGCTCACCTTCCGGTAACAGATATCGTCTCCGATGTGATCAACATTCGGAAAGAACGTGAACTCATCCTCTACAACATTTTCAAAATCAAGAGATGCGATCTCAGTCTGAATATCCGTATCAACCTTCTGCCCAGGTACTTCGTACCACTCAGAAAAAGCAATCTGGGGCTGAATTTCCATATTCTTGAGAGTATTACAGATCTTTATTACGTAATCAATCCCGTGTTTAATTCCGTTCTTCTCAATGTAATCAACAAGAATACGTGCCCCGTTCTTATTAATCGAATAAGCAAACGTGCCTCCGATATACAAGTCATTTTTTAGTGGTGTGACTGTTAGCTTACCAGTTTCCTTCGTATACGTATCTTCGTGTAACTTACGGTTGGCCGATGTCATGTGATACCCTAAATGAAGATAATCACAAGCCTTCATCGCATCCTTTATGATTTCAAGTTTCTTCGTAAAGTTTGGTCCGAGTTTGACGTCATCTTCAAAAATAACAAAGTAATCTTCTGAGCTTCCAAGTAACATTTTCCACAAGTTGTAGTGTGTAAGTGCGCACCCAATAACTCCAACTCGACTTCCAAAATCGTTACCTTGAAACAGAGTCTTTAGTTCTTTTGTTGGGGTTAGGTCTTTACCATCTATTGCCTCAATAAATACGTAATCACTGAACTTTGCCTTTGTAAACTCGGTTATCATAGCTTCCCTCCTATCAGAACGTCGCTTCAAATTTACAACTTTCATTGCCTTAGACTCATCAAACTGATTTGTATTATTTAACTCATATGCGTTCTTAACAGTTTTGTCCTTGATTTCTGTTGTAAGGCGCCCAGTATGGCGACAACAAATCATATCAAAGAATGCAGACTTATATCCGGCTTCAACCCACCGCCTAGCGTAATCCATCTCGAAGAACGTATTGGGACTATCATAATTCCCAATTTCCAAAATGGCATTTACGTCAATCATACTGGGCCTAAAACTGTAATGTGGCCAATAGTGGCAATTCTTATAAGGGAATGCCCCATTCTTGTATTCGTGAAGAACAAACCCGGGCGATACAGGAGTAAACCCTTGCATATCTAGGTCATCAATTGTCTCAGCGTACCCACGATTAAAGAGAACCTGCTTAATATTGGTCTGAGACTTCAAGAACTTCATGGACTCACTGACGTATGGACGCTTTACGTGAAACAGAAAGTCATCCTCCATATGAATCCAGTACTTGGGCTTCACTTCATGCAACTTATTCCAAATAATATTCATGCTTTCACGATGGCCCTTCTCTGCCGGAGTCTTATAGTAAAAGGTCATCCAAGGATACAGCTTTTTCATTTTGGCGCGGTCCTCCTTAGACGAGTTGTCATCAACACAAAACCATGAATCAATGAGATCGGCGTCTGTCCAGTGGTTCAAAATAGAATTCACAGTCTCTGTGAATAAATCTAGGCGCTTGCATGATGTAAATGTAAGAATGATACCCTTCTTAGCAGGATTGGGTTTGAACTTTGATGGAGCAGTCAGGAATCCTCGATTCTTCTTGAAAAGCATATTCCACACAACTGCAGTTTCGCGAGGCTCATCGCAAGTTTGAATGTAATTCGTCAGATGATAAAATAGTCCCAGAGTATCTTTATCTTCGTTCAATTCGTTCATATGAAACCGCATGTTCTTAAACGTGCGATCACGAATTCCAGGCTGAGCAATATTGTTAAGAATAATCTTCTTACTGCACTCGTAAGATACCTTGCGGTTATTAGACATATAAGCACTAATGCTCGTATTAAATTCTAGAACATCGTTATAGAAATCGCGGAACAAAAACAGCTTATCCTGAGGATCTTTGTTGTAGTTCTTGTACTTCTCGTACAAAAGGACTACCATAGTATGAATTCCTGCGTCCTTCAGCATTTCAGAAGCAAAAAATACACCTTCAGTACGATCAGGATCAAACTGTTCAGCCTTGAGGAAGTACTCGAGCGCCTTCTTAAAATCGCCCTTTGACTTGTACTGGAATCCGGCCATCAAACATGAATAATACTTTTCCTGTACCCAAGATACTAGCTTATCCGCAACCAATGTGTACCATTCGAGCGAATCATCTACTCGTCCACAATCTTTAAAACTCTGGGCGCAATAAAAAGCATATCTGCCAGATAATCCTCCGTCTGTATCAACTTCTTTCTGATAAGCAGCCTTCAGAATCATGGCATCTTTGAGATACTTATCTTTATCTCGGCTACGGGCTCCAGACTTTCCCGAATCAACGTAGTAGTCTCCTTCGATAGTACCTTCCGTTGGTCGTCCTTCTTCAAGCGAAAGAAACTCGTGTAGAACACCTACGAACTTGGTCTTCTTGTACGCCGTAACAAGAAGTGGGCGATAGTACGTGAAGTGCTGTCCGAACTTCATCTTGTAAAAATCATGAGTCAACTTGGGGATTCGTACCGTTCCGTGAATAGTATCATCAGCATCAAAAATAAAGATATAGTCGGCTTTCTTGTAAGCTCCCTGTAGAGCCAGAGTACGATTATGACCGAAATCCTTCCATTCGTGCTGAAGAAGTTCCCCTGGAATATTTTTTGCTTTAAAGAAATCGGTAATAATTTCACGCGTTTTATCCGTGGAACCTGTGTCGCAGATCACCCAGTAGGAAAAGGTAATCTGATTCACTAGCTTCTCTAACGTATCCCCAATTACGTGTTCTTCATCTTTCACGATCATATTGAGACATATTGTGCTCATTTGATTATTCTAACCTTGAATGCTTAAGTTGTTTTCAAAAAGGAACATACGAGTTCCATGCGTTCACTCGGTATGGGGTTTCGACACCAGGTGGTGGCTGAGGGGCAGATTCAGTCGGCTTGTAATTATTGGTCTGCTGCGCGTATGACGAAACACGAGTCTGATCTGTCTTCTTATCGTTTGTCTTGTCTACAAACGCAACTTCAAATCCTTCGCGGGACTTGTATATAACGTATCCAACGACTGCTAGTCCTGCCAATATTGCGATGAACGCCCAGTCCTTCATTTACATATCTACGGCGTAAAAATGGAATGCCGTTTTCGTAGTATCCAAAGAGTAAAGAGAATGGACGATCGAGCAATGAAAACGCTAAAGGAGATGCTTCTTGACCGCGGAATCAAGGGAGATGTAATGGATCCCGTCACTCCAGCTATGGATGAGACACACATGTACAATTTCGGAGGAGTTCTGGTCGTTTACAGTACCAAGAACCGTATTGCTAGTATTGCACCATTTGTGGAGTTTGCTAAGGAGAATGGTTACAATTCCAGTATGGTGATTATCAGCGAGACCTCTTTAAGCGACCGTGTTCTGGCATCCCTCGTGAATCATAATGCAGACCGCGAAAATACATTTGTCCAAGTATTCCTTCTTGCGAGTTTGTACTTTAATATTTCAAAGCATCATCTAGTCCCGAAGCATCGGTTGCTGGATGATAAGGAGAAGTCGGAACTTTCAAAGTCGTATGCAAATCTAATGAACCTTCCCCATATTCTGAGTCAGGATGCGATGGCAAAGTATCTAGGCGCAAGGCCTGGGGATATAGTAGAAGTCACTGGAATGTGCGATACATCGGCTGAAAACAAACGCTGGCGAATTTGTGTCGCGGAAACAACAAATGGATAGCCAGTTCGATACTCTATCCAGAAGTTACCATGATAACTATCTTCAGTATGCTACAACAGGAAACGAGTCATATAAGTCGGCATATGAAAGCGCAGAGAAGGGATTACAGACAATTCTGGACTCTCTACGCACACAGATACACAATAATACGACCGCTATAAATGATACTCTAGGGTCTAATGCCAAATCTATCATTGCCGATAAACAGGATGGATTGATGAATATTGGTATTGGGATACACAATCAGAAAGACCGAGTTACAGCAGCTAAGATGCGCTTACCTCCTCCACCTGTCCCTTTTTCACACGGTACGCAGTATTCAATAATTGGAGCTTTAATCGTGACTATCGTCCTCCTACAAGTGATTTGAATCCGCCTGTTACCTGTTTGACTACACTCGTCGTCCACGACGCTCGGATGGCTAGTAAAATAATAACTAAACAGAGAATACATAAAGCAATCAGGTATACGGTATAAGACCACATAGCCGCATTTAGTTTATTCGTTATTGTTGCCTGAATCATTTTTAACGTCTTAAGTTTGTCGATCGAGTTCTTAAGATTTTGGTAGTCCTGCTGATATTTGATTAAATCTGCCGTTAACGTATCCATAGTCGCCGAATCAATTTGATCAGTCCCTTGGTTGAGTTTAGTAATAATATTACGGATAGCATCTGTTAAGTTCTGGTTTACAGTCAGAACTTGCTGGATTAGATTGTTTTGAGAGGCAGGATCATTTTCCTGAATTGCTGCGGAAATAGCTGTAGAATATTGGGCTTTCAAAGCAGCATACTGCTTCTGAAAATTTTGAAGATCAGTGTTTCGCGAATCTTCAAACGCTTGCATTACTTTTCTCTGACACTAAATAAATGCCAACTACGGTAGGACTGAACAAAGGTGCTACACCTACCAGTGGTGGAAAGGGACCTGCAACTGATTACTCTATGCTTCTGGAGATGAAGCGCCGAGCTATCATCGTGAAGGGTCAGATGGTAAAGCAGGGGGTTGCCATTAGCGATCGCCCGATGACGCGTGGATTTGAGGAAGGGCCAGCTACGGCTCGTCTTCACCTGAATGGAGCGTTCAAGAACTTCATTAAGTTCTAAAATAACCAGAACTTTATACTGCTAATTGAATAATGACGGATTTTCAGTCCGCTTTTGATACCAATACTCGTGGTATTGATACCACATTAACAACCCAGCTATCTTCGGTCCAACAATGGGCGAATATACCTGGTTCTTTAGTGAAAGCTTCGTCGTCTGCTGCTGGTTACCTTTGGGGATTTAATTCTGTCAATAAAGTTTACGTCTGCCAGCAGCCGTGTACGGGAAACTGGACACAAGTAGACATTACACAATTGGCCCCTCCCCAACCTTCTTCAGTTGGATATATGTCTGGACCATGGATAGGTGGAAATATTCCTATTTCGAAAGTTGACAAGGATGATCAAGGTAACCCGGTATATATCGCTTACCAGAGCCCTTACACGAAAATGGTAAACACAGCAAATGTATCCAAATACTATGTCGGAAATATGTCCGCCTATTCGTCTGCAAATTGGGCCACTTACTCTACAACTCCTCCGCGAGCCTACATTTTAACACTGAATCCTACCCAGAGTTCTCCGGCAGTAAGTACTGTGGATATTGTTACCGACGAAACGAACGTGTATTTACTATTTACGAGCGGATCGGCTACATCGTTAGCTATTAAAACGGCAAACAATCAAACTGATTGGAACGTAATTCAGGTAAGTACTCCTACCTTCGTACCTACCAATGTTTTTTCAACACACACATATATTTGGTTACAAGGCGCATCCAATCAGAAAATTAAATTACCTAAACCGGTAAGTATGTCAAATTCAATGCCAGTTCCCGATATAACTGTAAAAATCACGTCATCAAGTTCTAGTGCGCTTTATGGTATCGATGCCTCCGGAAACGCTATGAAAACTGATGAAACATTACAAACAGGATGGGCTCCGATTGCTGGACTTCAGGGAACATCTGTTGGATCATTAGTCGGTGATTTAGATCAGACTGGTTTGTTTGCAATTACGGGATCGGGTGTTTCAGAGTGTGTAGGAGACTGTTCAACCAAACAGCTTACGCCTCTGAATACTCAGGGATACCTGCCGCTATACCTAACCGGCGATCCATCCACAAAACAGTTATGGATGACATCAAGTACAGCGGGGAGTGTAGGTAATATATTTAACCGTGTGGCCAGTCCTGACTTTACGTCTGTATCCAATGCAATTGCGCCTTTGGATAAGAACCGTGATACAGTCGTAACGGACGTTACGAAGAATTACTCACAACAGACAACTGTAATGACAATTAATCAGCAATTAGCTGAGTTTAAGTCTCTTTTTACTCAGTTATTTGGGGATGCTACAAAGGCTCAAAATGACGCAAATACTAGAATCAGCCAAGTTGGAACTGATATAAATAAGAAGAAAACAAGTTTGAACCAGCTGAATAACATTCAGCCAACTATTCAGAAGTTTGTTGTAACACTTGCGTTAACCGCCTTAGTATATGCCATATTCTCGCCTTTTGGATGGATCGTTCATATGATTGCATTAGTCGTATTGATTATTGGAATTTACCTCTCATTAAATAATGACGTCACTCTTTCCGGATTGTGGACCAGACTGCCTTAAAGAAAAGAAACTTGCAGCTCTGAAGTATTCTATGGACGCAAACCCTTCAGATGTTCAGGCAAAAACTGACTACTATGCTCTTTTAAATGGTCCCGGGTGGTTAGCTGACCATAAAGAGAGTATGGCAAAACACACCATTGAACCTTTATTATCTCAGTATCGCGATACGTACGAGTCCCTTACTACACAGTTGAACTCACAGAGTCAGTTTGCTGATTTAGCTAAATCCTTAAAGTCCGATGGCAATATGCCGTTTCTGCAGAAGGATTACGAAGCTGAAAAAACGAAAGCCGATATCATGGAACGCCAATGGCATTTATCTGGTGTTCCTACAACCGAAGTTGATCTGTTAGGCATAATACTCTACCTTCTTATAGCTGTTCTAGGTATTGCCACTTTATTCTTAGCGTATTCAAAGTATCGCAAGTACATGTCTCCTCCGCCTTCAATTATAGGAGGAAATCGTCTAAAGTAAAACTAATGGAGACAGCTTATATCTTCCTAGCTGTTCTTGTATTCTTAATGTATGGTCTCACCGTATGGTACTCATCCATTGAAGGATTCGAAGATGGAAAGTCTGAAGAGTTACATGACTCTGAAATTTATGACGAGATGTATGCCGCTATCTACGATTCACTTTGGAATTCCAATGAACGTATTAAGTACGAAGAAGTATCGATACAGGATATTTCATTAGCAGATCGTGAAACTTCATCAGTACGTGTTCTTGATATGTGCTGTGGAACTGGAACTCATGCTCAGTTTTTTAGAGATTTGGGAGTTTCTTATGTAGGTGTTGACACCTCAGATGCCATGATGACTAAAGCCCGTGAACGGTGCCCTTCAGCTAAATTCAATAAGGGTGACGTATCCTTACCACAACTCTACCCACCCAAATCATTCAGTCATTGCTTGCTTTTAGGGTTCTCAATATACATGTTCCAGAACCCTCGTATTCTTTCGGACAATGCTTACCAATGGCTTCAGCCCGGAGGATACTTTGTGGTACATATGGTTGATCCAGATAAGTTTGATCCTCTACATGACCTGTCATCGCCATTCGCCGCTTTTTCGTTACAGAAGTACAACCTTGAACGACAGACTGAATCGATAGTCTATTTTGATAAGTTCAAGTATACTGGCAAACTCAAGAAGAAGGCAGACGAAGATGATGCTTCATACGATGAAGTATTCTCATACTACGATCCTTCAAACAATAACGGTATTAAGTACCGTGAGAACAAACTGTCTTTATATATGCCTTCAAAAGAACGTATGATCAATATTATTCGTACATCAGGATTCACGCATGTTGAAAGCGTAGATTTGGTCAGATGCGGTAAGGAGTATCAGTATCTCGTATATTTTACTAAGTAATGAACGTCGTTGTAAGCGACGGACGAACAGTTATGGATTTTCAAAAATTTACTTTCTCTGGACATTTGCGGACACACGTCTACAAAGTTCTGGACGAGAATATTAAATTAGGTCACGCAGATTACGCTTGTTACTGGACGTTAGAACTTCTATGTTCTGGACTCGTCCATTCTTTGTGGACCACGTTATTTGAGTCTTCGGCTAAACATATTAACCGCGCAGCTCCGAATGTATTTCTGTATCTAGTTCAAGCTTACGAAAAGTTTGCGCCTTATGAAGGCCAGTACTCTGTTCTAGCCATGACGGATATGCGTAACAACATTACAGTCAGGAATTTAGTATGTGAAGCTTCAGCAACAGTAGCTCTAACTCGAAAAAATAAATTGCCATCACTTCCATCAATTAAACCCGAACACGATTTCCAGCAAGTAACGGTTACGGAGAACTTGAAAGCTCCATCGTCGAATTATGTTCGGCATTTAGTGAAAGAAGAAGACCCATTGGATTTGTACGTTTCATTGAATGAACTAGCTTACTGCTTACGTCCCGAATCACGAGATTGTACTCGAGCTCTTTACTGGATTTCGTGGATTCTTAAATTTGCCAGCGTGTACAAACAAACTCGTAAAGAAACCTTATTTTGTGCTTACCGTCCCAATCCCTACATTTCAGACGAACATTCTAGGCATGTTGTCTGGGTATTTTGGGATATTGTCCAATACGCAGCTAGGTCATCGCCACAAGCTGGTGTCTTATCACCGTACGTCGACGCATTGTATAAACTTCATTGTTTACGATGGAACCCAAGTCTTCTTAAACAACGCATATGTTTCCTAACGTGTGCGTGTCTCTTTATATGCGAAAGCAACACACTGGATATTCATTACCCAGTCCCACAAGACATTATGACAGTGAAAGGAATAGTGGAAAATATACCAGAATGGCTTAAATCAATTATTCAGACTCAGAAGACTTTCTCGTGACCTAGTAAATGTTCAGCAAGAAGTTTGTTCACTGCTTCACGCTCGCGGTTCTATTCTTTGTACTCAGTTCTCCAATGACTTACGGCCTTGTTGACCGTTTAGTAAGCACAGTTGTTGGAATGGTTGCTCCCCATTACGTTGAGACACTACGCGTTTCAAGTGGCGGGTGCCCGACAACGTACGGTCTAGCCGTACACTCAGTAGTTTTCGGAGCAGTAGCATACTACCTCCTCCACTCCGCGTAAAACGAAATTGTTTAAATCCGCACACCCAAAACTAAGAATGAAGATCTTAGTGTTTGATACCGAAACTACGGGTCTCCCCGTAGATTCAAGTTTATCGGCTCCTCAATCTCCTAACAACTGGCCACACATTGTGTCCATTTCTTGGGCTGTTCTGGATTCTGCTACGAATACTGTTATGAAGACGCATTGTTATATAGTGAAACCTGGTAAGTGGACAATCCCTGAAGAATCGTCTCGTATTCATGGGATTACACAAGACAAAGCATTGGAGTTTGGAATCCCGCTTCAGGATGTTATGGAAGCATTCAATTGCGAACAGTGTGACATAATGGTTGCTCACAATTTAAAGTTTGACTTGAATGTTGTGATGAATGCCATCATTTGGGATTTAGGTATGAAAGACTTCAAGCCATTCCCGATAAGAAAGTTGTGTACGATGGAAATAGGTAAAGCAATGTGTAAGATTCCAGGGCGGTATGGGTACAAGTATCCTAAACTAAAAGAATTGTATGAGAAAGTGTTAGGTCATCCACCAAAATCTGAACAACTCCATAATGCTCTATTTGATACCCTCTATCTCTGTGAAATCATCCAGAAATCTGCGGAAATACGGATTCAAATGGGACTAGCATCAATACATATAAAGAATGAGAATCAAGCGGTACAACGGGCGGAAGGTCCCATTCAAACTGCCGGCCATACGGGAAACAAAGGAAGTACAGGTCCTATGGTGCGATGATGGTTGGGCTTATATCCCCCAAGTGAAGATTCGCCGTCACTTTGTGACAACGGATACAGATATACTGGAATACACTGAACAACCGTGGGAAGGTGTAGTTCCAGCAAAGGTTATGTACAGTGAACCAGTGACACTTTCAGTGTTCAACCATAAGAAAATGTGGATGGAGGTAGGGAACCAGTACTCGGAGTTGTACGTTATAGACGAGGTCTGAAAAAACTACCCGAACAACAAATGATAGCATTAGATGTTCTGTACATCGCGCTGGCCACTATATGTGTCCTAGCCATACTACAGATTTTTGCTTACGTAGCTACACGGGTACTGTATCCTCCGGAGCCCCAGATTATTTACCGGAATGTTCCTGTTCAAATGACTCAGCAGGCGCCTCCCCCGCCACCTCCTGTTCATTCACCTTTTCTCCAGCAGGGACCGCCTCAGCAGATGAAAAACGAACCGGCTTTAACTCAGTCAACTCAGGAACTAAAATTACCGGAGTATGAGCCGCGCAACTCAACTTCAGACTCTTTACGCGTGGACACCCAGCTCCCGGCTGGTCTTCAAACGGTCAATCCCCGAGACCTGCCTTAAAACTTTCAGTGTTCCCCAAACAACTGGAACTTCAGGATGGATCATATTTACATACGAAAACGCTATTCCCGTGTGTCTTTGGATGACCGCACAGGAGTGTCGTCGTATTCCCTGTATTGTCGATGAACGTATTTGTGGAGACACATTTCTACGTGCAGAAAAGATGGGTCCATTTGAATTCGTGATTTCTGATATATTCATCTTCAATTCTAACTGCGTATTTGCTTGCTCGACATTTGAACAGAGATATCATTGGTTAAAAGATCTTATGGATACATTCATATACCCTTCTAAATTCTCAGCTCAGTTTATTCACAAGAAGGATCTGAATAAGACTCATAAAATTAGAGGATACGAGGAACATCCAGATGAACCGGGTAAGCATGGATACTTTGTAGATTCAGATGATCGTCAAGAAATCATAAAGCTACCTATTCCAGATTGTTACGAAGTTTCGGGTGGAGGATACCTTCGTGTTCCCAATCTGAAAACGTCTGTATTCTTGCGTTCGAAAGGATCAACCTTCAAACTCAAATGTTCTAAGAACGATGATGGGTCTTGGACGATTCTGGAAAACATTCCTTCTATAGATTAAATGGCTCGTAAGGGTTCTGCTAAAAAACGTATGACTCGCCGTCGCAAGATGCGCGGAGGATACTATGGATTTGACGGTGCATTAGCGACTGGAGCAGCAAACTGGGGGCGCAGCTCTGAGATGGGAGAGTTTGTAGCCGATGGGGCTCGCGGCGGAAATAACGCTATTCTAGGCGCAGGCCGTAAACCGAAGCGATCTAAGAAGTCCCGCAAGACTCGTCGCCGTAAGATGCGTGGTGGTGGCAAGTACGGCGGTGTTTCAGCCTCTTTTGGTGGCGAGGGTGTAGCTGGTATGCCAAACTACACGGGTGTAACGTCTCGCGATAATCCCGGTATTCCTACGGGTGGGAAGTTTAATAACTATGGCGCAGACTCACTCAAGAATTCCGGAAGTTTTATAACGACTAAGTAAATAATGGACACATTGATTGCCGGTCTACTTTTTGCCGTAGTGGCAATTTATTTGTACCAGCGCCAACTTGCTGCAACAATTGCTTGGGTGATTTTAGGATACATCCTTGCTCACCACGTTGGTAAGCTGAGCCATACGTTATCTGTTCTAGTTGGCCTAGTGCTTGTGTACCTAATCTCAATGGTCACGAAGCATACGTATGAAGGGTTCGATGATAAGGAAGAGAAGGATGAGAAGCACGAGAAGGGAAAGGGGAAGTCTAAAGATGACGATCCTCAGCCTGCGCCTCCGAAGACGAATGATCCGCATGTAGATGTAGGTACAACGATTCTACATGCATATCGTAATTTAACTCCCGAGCAGATTGGTGGTATGCGCCGCGACACCAAAGAGCTCATGGGACTTCAGAAGGAGTTAATGGGTTCGTTATCTGAGATGAAACCTGCGATCGAGCAGGGAGCTGAACTTCTCAAGACGTTCAGTCAGTTTTTCGGTAAGGATGGTGCGCCGCCCCAGCAGGCGTAATGTATACGCTGCATACCATCGGCATACACATATACATGATATACTGGATCATTCGTAGCAATAAAAGGACCACCAATGGATTTGACAATACTTGTCCATTCGTGAACTTCCGACTTCAAAATCTGATAATAAATCCAGTCGTTCCACATACTAAATGTCTTATAAAGACCCATCACGCTGAATATAGACGGGGCTTCCCCATAATATACTGCTGAAATCAGAGTGATTAAGGGACTTATAACCATATCAATCCAAAGCATCACACGATCAATTAAAGTATCTTTTACAAATACCTTATTCATTTCAATGAACTCTTCAGCAGTTTCAAAATAGTCAGACCTACTCAGTATGATCGTTGAAAGGATCTGCGGAGTCACCCGATTTTTCACTGTCTGTTGGTTCGGGATCATCTATTACAAACCCATCTGAAGGAAATTCCGTCTCTTCTAACGTCTTGGGATCGAGATATAGCCAAGTAACATTTTTTGTATTAAACACTTCGTCTAGCCATTCCGTGGTAACACGCATACCAAACTCTACGTTCTCGTTTACCTGATTGGTATGGTCAAATACAGAACCATTCTCATGCTTAGAACCTACCCAAAGCCATGGAAGCGTACTTACAGGAACAAAGTTATCAACTACCTTTTCTGGAGAAAACAAAAAGGTGTCAATTCGACGACAGCAATGGAAGAACTGACGATATAGCCATGTAATAAAGAGCATTTACTTTAGTAAGTTGAATCCTGTGAAAGCGGTAGAGCACCTACCTCATCCTTCAGAGTAGATACTAGGCGGTCACGGTTCTTCAAGTTATCTCCAGTTAGAGACGCAAACCCTTCACGCATCGCAAGTCCTACCTGACGATCAATACCTAAACCTAAGGAGATAGACGTGGCGAGTGCGACCATGATAAACGGTGTCGCAACAATCGCCCAAGAAACTACTCCAAGGTCAACCGAGCACAGGGCATCTAGAATCACAACACCGGCCACACCCATCACTACCTTCGCGGCAGCGGTAGCGTATAAGCTTAATGACAGATCCAGACCTATGTGTACCGCAATGTACAGAAGGTAGAGAAGGGCGGGCGGGCAGAGCGCATCAATGAAACGCATCTTAAGGTTATTTACATTCATACAACAAAAATGAACAGCCACATCCAGACAATTATTGAATTGACCGGATGTTCCGAAGATGATGCGATGCGGGTGTATGCGGAAACCAATGATGTTGAGGATGCGGTCGATAAACTACTACCGCCCGCTAAAAACATGGCTCGGAAATACTATGAGGCTATACGGCCAGTAAGGACATATACTGAAGAAGAAAAGCAGATTAAGACATTACGCGATACTCTTAAGAAGATGGATGATGAGCGACTTACTTCGTTAAATCCACGCGGCTTCGTGGCACCAGACGCGCAGAATAACCACCACGCAGGAACGGTTCAACAAAGTAATTATGGTCAGGAATGTCAGCAACCCGCTCTTCAATTAGAGGCTCAAATACCGGAAATTGCTTGTCTGTTACCGTCTGAATACTCTTCCGATTCGCAGTCGAATGTCCGAACATAACACGGCTCTGATCATCAATGCCTTCTAAGCTTCCCATTCCAAGGTTAGGCGTTGTTGCGAACGGGCGAGCAAATACCTGTTTGGGTCCCTTCATACGAACCGTTCCGGGAGCACCGAACAGAAGTTCAGAATGGGTATCAATCGCACATCCTCCCTCAGGAGAATTGCCGTAGTTACCGTGAGGAATTAGACCGGGAATGGATGCCGCTACCGCCCAATCGTTTCCACATCCGGAAGGAGTAGCTGACTTCAGTCCGGCCGTATTGGCTTCATTCTGAGCTACATCTCGAGAAGCCTCACCCTGCCGAGTGTTGGCGTACATGAACGGTAGTCCATAGTTAGACGACATCTTATTACTATAAAACGAATTTAACTCATCCGAAGTTAATTTAAGTAACTATGTTGCTCCAACCTTGTGATTGGCTGGAGAACGATGCGAACTATAAGTACGTTGTTGATGTATTTGGTAGACTGGATGACGATCGCGTCGCAAAAGTCCGGCTTACTGGATTCCAGCCTTACTTCTATCTCCGATCAGTAGATGGTGAAACGCCACAAATTATTCATTCCGCTATTGAAGCTGCTTGGGGTAAGTCTATGCGAGGACTAAAAATTACTCAGGAATTCAAGCTGGATGCTATGCGAGGTTTCAGTGGACTGAAACCAATCAAGGTTTGGAAGCTTGTGTTTCCGGCAATTTGGATGTTCAAGACAGCTCTGAAAACTCTCAAAGATGGAATGAAGATTGGAGATCGGAAGATTCGTCTTGAAGATATTTATGAAGCTAATCTTCCTCCATTCATTCGACTGTTTCATGAGCTAGACATTTCTCCAGCATCACCGATTTCGTTTGAAGGTGATGAAGAAGAGCCGGACGATGATGAGAATGTAGATGTCATGTTCGTGGTGGATTACAGAGATATTACACCTGAACCCAGTGCCAATATCCCATTGTATGCCGCTGCATATGATATCGAGACGTATTCGGCATCTGGAAACTTTCCAGTCTCGTCAAACCCTGAAGACGAGATTATTCAGATTGGAGTGAGCTTTCGGTACACTGACGACATGCTCACTTCGTACAAGCGCTTCGTCTTCGTGTCAGGAACATGTACTCCTTCTAAGGATGACACAGTTACGTTTGTGAGCTGTCGTAACGAGAAGCATTTGCTTGAAGAGTTTCAGAAGTGTGTAAGGTTTGAGAATCCCGATATCTTGGCAGGGTACAATACATTCGGCTTTGATGATGGATATATTGCCGATCGTGCAGAATTTCGTAACCTAACTCTTCGTCTAGGCCGTGTCGAAAATAAGTGGAAGAATTCCGAGTGTGCTCCTACGGTAAAAAAGACATTTGAACTGGCTTCTGGGAAGTTTGCAGTTCGGTATTTGGAGATTGATGGTAGGTTGGCTGTAGATCTGCTTCTCAGCGTCCGGCGCGAACAAAACTTGGATTCTTATAAGTTGGATAGTGTAGCAAACACATTCCTGCGCGACAAGGTTACAAAAATTGAACGTATTGATGACTTGACTATCAAGATTTATACGAAGAGTACTCGTGGTCTGTTTGTAGGAAACCTAGTTAGGTTTGATGTTATGACAAATACTACAAATCCTTATCGGGAAGGAGAAAAGTTCCAAGTTGTCCAAAAAGAAGATAGGTCATTTATCGTCAAGTCAGACACTCAGATTCTACACGATTTGAATCCAGACGAAATCTCTAAGCTAGAATGGTCGTTTTCGAAAGACGATACGTCAGCTCAAGAAATGTTCGCATCTCATCGCGGATCGGCAGATGACCGAGCTGTGATTGCGAAGTACTGTATTCAGGACTGCGATCTTGTTCTGACTCTTATGGCTAAGCTAGATACTCTTGTCAATGCTCGCGGAATGTCTGACGTATGCAGAGTTCCAGTCCAGTACATCTTCCTACGTGGTCAGGGTATCAAGATTTACTCAGCCGTAGTCTACAATGCTTCTAAACGTAACCAGATCATCATGACGCAGGAAGGTCTAGAAGGCAATGCCTCGTACGAAGGTGCTATCGTCCTTCCTCCTAAGATTGGGATGTATCTAGACCAGCCAATCCCTGTTCTTGATTTCAATTCGCTGTACCCGTCCAACATGATCGCATACAATCTATCGCCGGATACTCTGGTGTATGTGAAAACATTCTCAGCCGCCGGAAAGAAGCTTAAGCATGAAGGACCCGACGGTGCTGACCTTATTGCCGAAGGGTACAAGATTGATGAAGTATCATACGATACGTTCGGAGACGATAAAGTTCCTAATGGTCGTGTCGTATGTGGATTCGTCCAGCCAAACTCTGATCCTCG